AGCGGCTGTATATTTATCTGCAACAGCCGTATTGGTGAGTGCAGAAGTAGACATGCCAGCAAGAGAGGTCATAGCCTGAAGAGAATTGGAAAGCAAACTCACAAGGGCTCCGGAGAGACTGGTATCTGCTTGAGAAGAAGCGCCGGAAGGATTTGAACTTGAAGCAGTAGCGCCGGAGGTAACAGAAGCACCGTTACCGTTCATAGCAGAAAGAACAGGATTAAGGCCAGCAGCCATAAGGTCTTTAACCTCACGCTGATGCGCAGTATTTGACTGCATAGCTTGCCAATCGCGATTTTTTTGAGCTTCAGCGGCATTAAAATTTCGAGTTAGCTCAGCCTGACGAGCTGACCAATCACGCTGATCAGCGGCCATTTGAGCAGAAGTAGCATTATTCACATTCTGAATTCCAAGAAGCCGATTCACAGTAGAATTTACATTACCGACAGCAGATAAAGCATTGTTTGTAGACTGAGACGCGACAGCGTTTAAATCAAAGGCAGACGAAGCCATAGAAACACCTCCAAAGGCTAAATAGTGATGGGATACAGCTAAATAGCTAGAGGGGCCTTTAGGCCCCTCTAGCTGGCTCCAAGGCCATTCTGGAAGATGAAGAAACCGCACAGCATCAATGGTGATCAATAAGACCAGGAATCGAATAAAGCGGCATTGGGCGAGTAGTTTTATTTTTCACGTAAATATCCGCGAAGAATTGGTTAGAAACATCAGAAGTAACAGCAAGGCAACGATCAAGATTGGTTTTGTCTTCCCTGATCCATCCAGGGGAAAGAGAAGGCAATTTCCCATAATCATCACCAAGATGCCAAACGTCAAGAGACTGAGCATAAGAAGAGCGCATCTCACCAGTGCAGATATTAGGGCGGTATCGATAATCGGCCCAAGCTTCCTGATATCCAAAAACTTCTCCATCAACATCCTGTCCCTGACAATAAATCTCACGATTATAAATAGGCTGTTCACCTATATTCGCAAACACAGGAAAATAAAAGTCAAGAGCTGCTTTCCTAGTCCACATTTTAGAAAGGCCTTGTTGATAAGTATGGTTATATCGGGCAACCATTAAACCGATGATATAACCATGCTCTGTAAAGGACTTCGTAAAATCACTATGAACATCCGTAGTAAGAGACTGGCCTGTAGTAGTACCCTGAGGGGAAGACTCACTAGAAGCGGACTGCTGAATGACCTGATTAATAGTAATCGGAATACGATTTCCTCCGAGATACTCCGGACGCTGAAGACGATAGTCAGGATTCGTCACATTAAACATAGACTTAATAGACTCAATATAACGACTACCGCCGCGAGCGAGCTTCTCAAAAAATTTCTGCGTCTGAAAAGCCAAACGAAGGGAATTGATTGAAGCATAAGCAACATCAGATGTTACAGCCCAAAGATTAGCAGGTGCAAACGAATCCTGCAAAGGCGGTTGTGGTCCAGGAGTAGTGTCAAATCCTCTTAATTGAGCAAATTTATTCTTAACGCCAGAAAAAGGATTTGTACCGATAAAACGGCCAGTTTCGCCAAAATTACCGGCAGTAGAAGCAACAACAAAAGGAGACTGAGCAGTGGGATTAGGCACATAATCTTCCAAAGAATTAACAGGAATATTACCACCAAGTAAAGGGATAGTCACATCCTGACCTTTCTGCGGAGAAGGCAAAGCGGAAGTAAAATAATCATGCAGTTTTGAAGCAACAAAAGGCCTACCGCCAAGCTGACAATCTGTAATGTAATTACCTCCATTAGATCCAGACAAAGTAGCATCTTCCAAAGAGATAAAGAGAGGATCCTCTAAATTCTGGTCGCGGAACCACTCATTGCAGATCAGAGCATAAGCTCGGAAAGGCATAGCATTAACTGAAAAACCAGTAACGCCAGTAGGAATGCCCATATAATCGGCGATAGTTCCAACATTCCAACCTCCTACAGGTGCGCTTACCTGGGGAACAGAGTAAACCGACTCAGGAATCCAAGCGGACTCCGTATTCTCAAACATAAGATTCGGCCAGTGTTTCCAGACAAGCCGGTTCGGGACGAAGAAATAATAAGTATCAAGATAGATATTATCCATAATCGGAGTTAAAGGAGTCTGCATGCGAACAACCTTTGAAGTGTCAATAGAAAACGTATCACCGGGTAAAACCTCATCAACATAAAAGGGAATAAGATCACCAGCATTAAAGGTAGTCTTAATACTGGAATTACGATTAAAAGTAGATCGAGAAATAGAAGCGACCGGATTCTGTGCAAATCGACCTAATTCATTCCTATTAGCCATTCTGGACTACCTCACTTTCTTCTGCAACGGACGCGATCGACTCCGAAGCTTTTGAAATTTGCATCTTTTCCAGCCATTCATCAGAGCCGAGACTCATAATAAACTTAGTAGGATCATTGTCAAAAGAAGCTTGAATCTCTGAAGGAAGCTTCTTAAAGTCAAGCTCTGCTTTTCTCATAAGATCATAAGCTTCATGCATACTCTGCGGCATTTGCGAAAAATCGCCGTAAGCACCTTGAACACGAGACAAAGCAGCTGGATCACCGTTCATATAACGGTTAATAATCAGCTGGAGGTCAGTAGAATCTTTATGAGACTGAATCTCTTCATAAAGATTATGTTCTCCATCCTTGACAAGAGTAAGAGTACCGTCTTTTTCAAGATGGGGAGTATATGTAGGAATAATGCCAGAACCAACAGCAGTTTTAAAAACAGGACGCTTTGCACGATCCACGTTCAAACGGTCATACTGATGCGGAAACTTCATAAAATCACTCCTTATCAAGAAGATCAGAAACGCGTGCCACTATAACAGGCTCGGCAGGCGTAAAGCCAGCTGTATCTTCATCCCATACAGCAATCTTATAAATATCAAAATCCTTCGAAAATTTATTCATGACGGTTTCCGAACGATTCAGATTGTAGGAAAAGTCACGGATGAAAAGTTCATCTGATACACCAAACATTGGTGTACCGAATTTTCCGGAAACATTATCACGGACAGAATATACAACAGCTTTCATAAACGGATACCTCCACGCATAAATCTAGGGGAAAGATTGATTTTCTTTGAACCTTTTGCAGTACGACTGAAAATACGCTTATCCTTTCCAACTCTACGAATTTTCTTGCGACTCGACATACTATATCTCCTTTCGCTTTAACATAGCCAGACGCTTTTCAAAAAGACGCTGGCGGGCCTCCAACTGCTCATCCAATGTCAAAGTAGTATTTGACTGGACAATCTTTTGTCGCTCTTCACCTCGTTTCTTACGACGTTCTTTCACAGCTTGCATTAAATCCGGATTTTCCAAATCGAACAACTTATCAAAATAAGAACAAGGCTGTACAGTTTTACCACCATCAGAACACTTCAAGAAAAGCTCATCAAATCGATAAATATCTTCTTTGTGCTCATCAAAATATTGCCGAGCAATACCGGGCTTCAAAGACATTAAAGAAAATTCAGGCAAAAGATTAAAAGATTCATAAAAATCTTTATAATCTCCAGTCCATTTCTTCGTTACATAACGTGCAACATATGCGCATGTATCCCAAGAAACATCGCAAACCATAGAATAACCAAACGGCCAACACTCTTCTATGAGATTTGAACGATAATACGGGAAACCTTGAGAAGAAACCTTTAACTCCTCTAGATCGTCCAGGCACAAACCAAAAATAATAATATGGTAATGGGGACGATGAGTAGAAGTTCCATATTCACCACATCCATAAAAACGAATTTGAGGACGTTTCAAATACTCCAAACGACTGCGCAAACGCTTAATAAAAGCTTGCAAGTCCTTTTTAACAAGAGTCAAAGAAGGAATAGCCTCACCTGTATCCGGATCGGGATAATATGACTTAGGAGCATGCAAATCATCATATGTAAGTGTCACAAAATAAGAAGATTCATGATACTGTGCTTCAAGCATCATACGAGTCGCCCAATCTCTAGAATATTTTAAACGGCACTCAATACAATGACCACAAGGAATATCAATCGACTCATAAATAACTTTACCAAAATAAAGCCGACCAGCAACACCTTCACGCCATACACCGGAATCATTATACAAACAATCCACATTCCGGGAAGTAATCTTATAATTCGGTTTGCCGGAGGGATTAACACCAATTTGCCAACCTTTAAGAGGATTCAAACACGTAAAATCACCTCCAAAATGATAAAAGAAGTATATGTAGCAAATACATAATAACATGCCAACATAAAGAAGTCAAGCTCGCTCAGACAATTTTCTGTCACCTAGCCCCATTACATCAAGTAAGGGTAATGGGGCTAGGTGACTCGAAAAAGTGTACGCCGTTCGAAAACGGAAAACGCTCCGGATTTAACTCGAAAACGGAAAACGCTCCGGATTTAACTCGAAAACGGAAAACGCTCCGGATTCAACCGGAGCGCATAATCATTTAGAG